AAATATTTGGTTGGAGTGTAATTGCAGGAGCATGGGAATTAGCTAGTTCAGTTATACCAAAGAATACTCAAGGAGATTTAGCTACAACATTACAAGACATAATTTTTAAAATCTATAATGATACTAGTGTAAAGCTCAATGTAAAGTATGGTATAGTAGATCATATTGTTGAAATGAAAAGAGGTCAACCATATATTAGAATCTGTGCATCATCAAAAGAATTTAGAGTTAATATGACTGCTAGAAGATTTGCTCTTAGTACTGATGTTAATACTGATATACCAGACTTTAACCAAGAGAATACAGATGACACAGATAGAGGAAATCCTCTCAACCTCAACCCAACAAACAATCCATTTATTTTTACGAATGATTCGAATGTCAACACCGGATTACTCCTCTTAGATGATAATTGGTTTGCATGGTATGATGAAAATGATAGTAATAATATGGTTGGGTGGATGGGTATTGCTAAGAGATGTACAGGATTAATAATTACAGCTACATCTGCTACTGCTTTGGAAAAGGCAGATTGGACATTTGATGCAAATGCTGTAGTATCATTAGGAATATTAGAAAGTGATCCTACAAGTGTTGTATCTGGAGTTCCTTTACCATTTCATATTGGTGATCAAGATGCCTATGTAAAGTTTAGATCAAATGAATCACTATATGGATTCAACCAAAAAGGATTTTTGAGGAGAAAGAGATAATGGCTGTTGAATTTAGATTAAGTGGTGGAGCAAATAATTCAAACCCTAATGGTTCATTAGGTGGAATTATGAGTACTACTCTAATAACTACTGATGTGTTAGAAAATCTATTTGATAACATAAAAAGAAATGAAGCACTTGTAGGTAGAACAGAGTATAGATGTATTTATGTTGTTAATACAACAAGTCATATTTCTGGTGCAACAATAGAAATTACTACAAATCCTACAATAACATTAGCTTCTGCTGGTTTAGATGCTGCAGGAAAAGGTGATGGTATTCTTATCGGTGTAGCTCAAACAATTTCAACAGAAGATACCACTCCTACAAATGTAAAGTTCTTTGGTGAAGATATACTATCTGCTGATGGTCCATTCGATACAGTTGTATTGCCTTTAGGATTACTAAAGGCTAATGAAGCAGTTCCTATTTGGTTAAAGAGAGTAACAGAACAAGGTGCTCAACAAACTATTACATTGAGCTTTACACTAGTATCATTATAGATTTTAAAAATTATGTCTTGTAATGTTGTAGCTAAATCTCCTTGAGTATTCTTTGGTATAACTGAACTAGCTAATTCCCATGCTCCTGCAATTACACTCCAACCAAATATTTGAGTTGTTTTAAATCGCAGACGAACAAAACCATTTTCTATAACTCGATCTTCAACAAATTCATGGTCTCCAGCAAATACTTCAATCCATCCAGATTCAGGAACTGAGTTATTAGTATCAAATACTCTAATACGTCCTTGTAACCTATCTGCAATTGCTACATCATAACCTATGTTGATATTAGGATAATAGATTAACATGAAATCAGATTTTACTGTCTTTGTTGCTTGTTGATCAAGTACTAACTTTACAGTAGCTTTAGATTCACCCATCTCTGCATTAAGAGCACCATTGAATATTCTAGTTCTAGTTCCACCTGGTTCTTTAAACAAAAACTTTGTAACTCCATCTTCTTGGAAATCTAATTCCCATTTTACATTTTTTATTCCTGCTGTAATTTCTTGTGTAACTAAAGTAGTTGTTACACCAGACACTCTTTCACTTAATACCAATTGAGCATTACCATCACCACCCTGAAAATCTATAGTGATTCTATCTGTAGTAGAAAGGTCTTCGTATTCATAACGAATTCTTTGTACTGGAACTGGTCCACCACCAACATCATCATCCTGTATTTCTGAATCACCTACAATTTTAAGACCTGGATAAAAATACATGAAAGCTACATAGGCTGCAATCTTTTCTACTTCTGTACCATCTACTGATTCACCAGCAATTTCTAATTTACCAGAAATAGCTTTAGCTGTATCATTAGTAATATTTCCTGCTGAAGAAACTGATAGATTACCACCTATCTTTACATTATATTGAGAACCAATTAGATAGTTAATTTGAGGAATTGCACCATCTTTACCAGTTCTATCAAAAGATTTTGTTAGTGGTGTGAAAGTCTTTGCATTCTTTGCTGGACTGAGAGCTAGGTGAGCCATATTAATTGAAAAAATCCGCAAAGATATTTGGGAAGCTGTCTAAAAGAATATCCTCGAATAAAGTATTAAGGTCTCCAAATCCTACACCATCTTCATCTAGGACTTTATCTCCTGAATTACCATCGTTAAATGTACCTCCACCGGCAAATTGGACGAGTGTGATGTCATAATCTTGTACGATTTTACCTGTTGCACCATCAAACTGTGGACCCTTTTGTCCAATTTTAGCTTTACCGACAGCATACTTACCTGTATAGATAGAAAATTCATCTGTAGTTGGTAAAACTTCAAGTTGAGCAGTTTCTTTTTCAGCTCTACGAACAGTCTCTCTAAGTTTTTCAATTTCAACTCCAGTAGTTATCTGTCCTTTAATTTGTAACTCAAAAGATTCTGGTCCAATATCTACTGGAAATGGAAATTGTTCAATGATTTTATTAGCTATTTGTTTACGGAGTATTCCCCATTGTACGGTATTAGGTCCACCAAATGGAAGATCAACTGTATCTAAAACCCAAGTTGTCATGTCAATAATGGTTTGTTCTTAATATTATTATTGATTACCTCCGCAACCATATTTGCAATCTCTTCTGCTGTTTCCTCACTTGCACTTCCTTCAACTGTAATATTAATATCTCCTATTGTGGTACCACCAAGTCCTTCTAATTTATTTAGAGGGATAACTGCTTCTGGTCCTTTTTCTCCAACTATAGCTCTTGTTGGACCATTAACTATACCACCAGAAGCCAAGAAACCAAAGCCTGAATTTGCTTCACTTTTACTAACACCACCTACAAGCTTAAATCCTGTAACCTCTCCCTCTTCATTCTTTTCAAATTTAACTTTGGTACCAGCAATTCTATTTGTAAGATCAATTATTGCTTGACGTAAATTATCAAGATCTTCATCTAGTTCATTAAGAGTTGATTCTACTCTAAGATATGCTTGCATCTGTTGGAATAGTATTGGAATAAAACTAGACTTGTATAGATCATTCATAAACAATAATAAATTATTTTGAATTGTTTCTGTATCTATCTTTTCAATTTCAATTGTCTCTAATTCTTTAAGAGTTTTAGTGGTTTCTACAAGTTGTTTATTTTGATCAGTTTCAACAAGAACACCATTTGTTATTTCATCTTTCAATTTTGAAATTGATGCCTTTAATTCTATTTCTCTTTCAATAATCTCTTCTGTTTCTGTACCTCTTCTTTCCATTCCTTGTATTGCAGCTAATTCTGCCTCTTGTAATTTTAATAATTGCTCTACCTCTGCTAATTGCTGTTCTGTTAACAAAATTCTTTGTTCAGTTTCTACTTGTATCACTGCTACTTCTTCTAACATAGCTTCCTTAGTTATTTCTAGAACATCTGGAATTGTTTGAAATGCTTCTGCAGCTTCCTCAATTGCAGGAATAAGAATAACTTCTGCTGTATCAGTAATTGATGCTACATCACCTGCACTTATTGATGGAAGTCCAATAAGTTTTATAATTTCATCAGGAGTTAAAAATTCACCTGGGAATAACTGTGACATTCTATTACCTAATGCATTAAATTCTTCTTGTAGTTTTTGTTTTTCATCTATCAAACCAGAAACAAGGAAATCATTTCCACCTGCAGCAGTTATTTCTTTAGCTATTTCAGCCATTTGATCTGCTAATACATCTCTTTGTGAAATTAATGGTCCAAGAATATCTTTATCACCTTGTGCAATTCCAATTCTTTCTGGTAGGGATTCTAGAGCAGGTGTTCTACCAAATATACCCTTCAAGATTTCATCTATATCTGCTTTAGTAACTGTTGAAATTTCTGCATCCTTTATTAATTCATCAATAGCTTCTCTTAATTCTGAACTATCAACTGTTAATCCTTCACCCTTAGCAGTAATTGAAATCTTTTTGATAGCTTCTTTTAATGCAAAGTCTAAGTCAAATTGTTTTCTTAATGCATCTTGAAGATCAAAGTTATCTAAGAATTGATCTAATGCTGCTCGTATTTTTGCTGGATCAAATGTTCCTAATGATTCTACTAGAGTTGCCCAATCTTCACCAATCTTCTTGAGTACTTCAGCAATAAATGCTCCAATCCCTACAAACCAATCACCTATTCCTTTAACAAACTTTGCTGTTGCAAATTGCATCTTAATTCCTACAAGATCCCATTTCTTTACTAAACCATTTTTAAATATTGGACTATCTTCAGCTTCTTGTAACATCTTAGCTGTAAATGCAATAGCAATGGCTGCAGCAGCAGCTACAGCAGCTATAATAATTGGACCTTTACTAAGACCTCTTAATATTGGTAAAAGACCTTTACCAAATCCAGTACCAGATGCACCACCCAATCCCTGCATACCTGCTGTTACTCTTTGTGCTGTAGTACCAGCAGATAAACCAAATAATGCCACCTTCATAGCTTTTATGGCACTCATAAATCCTGTAGTAGAAAATGCACCACCTAAAGAAGCAAAACTAATTCCAGTTATAGCTGCTTTCAAACTACCGAGAGTTATAATTCCTAGACCAAGACCACCTAATGTTACACCAATCAGAACAAGTGCAGCATTAAGAGCTAATGCTGGTAATTCACTTGCCTCTAATCCTTCTTTAAATATTCCAAGTATATTATCTACAGCTTTTAGTACAATAAAAACACCAGCAGCAATTGCAAATATCTTTAGCATTGATGCAAACCAAACCGAATTAACTAAAGTTAAGAATGCAGTTGATGCAGCAAGTCTAGCTATAGTAGATCCTAATACAGAAATCAATGCTCCTAATGTTCCAACAATAAAGAGAGTACCTAATACTCCCAAAAGTCCTATGAATAATCCAGTTACTACCTTTAAGAGAATTTTATTTTTTCCTAATACTGCTGCAAAGAATTTAAATTGTGTAGTTAATGTTTTGACAAACGGTAGTATGTTCTGTCCTATAACATTACCTAGAGAAATCATAAACTGTTGAATGTTACTATCTACAACTACACTTCTCATTGCATCAACCATTTGTCCTAATGCTGGAGCTAATCCACCAACAAACTCAACACGAAGCTGAGCAACGGCATTTTTAAGTCTCTTTATTCTTTCTTCTGGTAACTCTCCAAAACGTTTAGCTAAATCAGCAGCTATACCTTCTGATTCAGATAAGTTATCAAATGATATTTGAAGTTCATCATATCCCTGAATAAGAGCCAATAATGCTCTAGCTCCTCTAGATGTAGTAGAGATTTGTTCTAAGATAATTTCATTAGCTAAAGTTCCTGCACCACCTGTTCTTTCTAATGCATCCTTTGTTTGTTTTAAAATTTGATTAAATGGTAATAATCTACCCTCTGCATCTCTAATACGAATTCCAAATCCTGCTAAGGTACTATTAAGAGATGTAGTCGTATCTGAAAGAGATTCTAAAAGTATAGAGAAGTTTCTACCTGGACCACCGTTCAATACACCTAATCTGTCCTGAATAACACCTAGTATAACTGCCGTATCTTCAAATGTAATACCAAATTGTCTAGCTTGTTGACCTGCAAAACCAAGAGAACGTACTAAACCATCTAAAGTAATTGAAGATTGGTTGTTAACCGCAACCAATACATCTGCTGCATGAGCTGCATCTTGAACTGTTAATCCAAACTGTTTCATTGTTTTGATTAAGTTAATTGCTGCAGTTTCAGCACCTTGCTCTTCAATTGTCATTAAATTAAGAACATTCTTTGTAATGATAATTTGTTGTTGTGCTCTTTCTAATGTAGTACCAGTAAATGTAATTGCACGACCTACTGCGTTAAATGCTTCAGCTACTTCACCAACATTGAATACTGTTGTACCAGAACCAAATGTTCTAATTGCATCATTAAGTAAATCAATTGCTACTTTATCATCACCAAAAGCTGCAGTTATATCAAAACCAGAACGACTAATTGCTCTACCTATTGAACTAAGATCTTTAGCACCTTCTTGTGTAAACTCTTGTAATCTTCTAGTAATATCTTGTAGTGCTCGTCCTGCAACACCAGCCATAAATGTAAACTGGAAAGCTACGAAACCTAATCTAGAACCTAAGTTACCAGCTACATTAGATAATTGTTTTGCACTACCAGTTGTTCTTTTAAATGCCTTGTTAACTTGATTAGTAGTATTAGCTAGCTTTTTTAGCTGTTTAGCATTTACTTTAATTAGAATGTCGCCTTCAGCCACTACTATTTAGTTGGTCTATTAGGATGATACTTTCTTCCTGATGTAGTTGGGCGTTTTGCTGCAAGGCCTTTACTTCTTCTACCAGATGTTTTTCCTTTATTAGTTTGTGCATATTCTTTCTGTTCTTTCTTTATCTCCTGTCCTATTTCAAGACTGAGGAGAATGCCAGCATAATCATCACGATTATAATCTAAAAGTTCATGTGGAAAACAAACCCCAGGATAGAGTTCACAAAGATAACCTACTTCGTGGTGGATGATATTGAGGGTTGATTTACTACGACCTTTTGTGGTTCTGCTAACTTTTTTTTTCTTTTCTCCTCTGCTTCTGCTGTTATACCAGAGAGATCCAAAATTTCCTTAAAAATCATAGATGAGACTTCCATTGGAATATCACCTATGTGTATAATTGGTGGGTCATCAGATTCTTCATCCATGTTAAATGTAATCTTTGGTTCCATCGTACACATGGGAAGAAATATCTTCATCATTGGCAGAATTACTTTTTTAAGCATCTGATAATTCTTCTCATTTTGTGATTTAGGATTTAAAACCACACCTTCTTCTGGAAGTTCTTCAAAGATAGCTGAATGATCTGCTAATTCAAATGGACTAAGTGCTCTAATTTTAAATACAAAATGTTCTGCTTTTGCATCTTCAGGATCAGCTATACTGATCGTCTTACGAGATCTTTTCTTTAATCTTTCTGCGGTTGAATTAGCCATTTAGTATAAAAAAAAAGAGGGAGAAGGTGATATAAATCTATCCTGCAAAGGCTGCAGCAACCTGTTCATTGGTAATTGTCACGATTAAAGGATCAGAGTTACTATCAGGTTCTGCTGTATAATTTATGGTTTGGACGTATCTTTCGAATCCATCTGTTGGTAAGTTATTTGTATCAAACGTTGCTACTGGTACATCTAATTTAACAGATCTTGTTAGATCGCCTGTACCAAATGCACCGGTTAGATCAAACTGTCTTTGTGTTTCTGCTATGAAATCATCATATAAACCAATTGTATCAAATCTTACATCCATTGAACCAGTAACGTTAAGGTCTGCAATTATTCCTGCTGGTAAGAATGAGGAACCTAATGAATAAGCATCATCAGCTACATTGTTTTCAATAGAAACAGAGAAACTCTCTACTCTATCGTCTGCAACGGCATCTACTCTTACTGCGGATTCTGCACCACCAAATGCTCTTTCATTTGTATCGAAGTCTAAGAAGGCTTCGGAAGTTGTAAGAGCTGAGGTTGCTAGTTCCTTTCTAAATAATACATCAAAGGAACCTGTAATAACATCATCCATTGTATAATCGATTGACAAAGAATTAACAATTCCACCTACGTATTGATGTTCTCGTATATCTCTACCAATTGCCATTCTAAAGAATGGTAAAGTATTTGCTTTAGTAACTACATGATTATTGGTTCCAGTTGTTGGACTTCCAATAGTTGTAGTTACTGCACCTAAAGCATAGTATATCAAAGAACCTGCATGGGATGGATATAATGGTGAATCAAGTGTACCAGAAAATTTATTCTTTCCTGCTATATGAGCACGCATATTTCTAATTCCAGCAGTCTTTGGATAAACAAATTGTTTATCACCAGATATGTCTTCACCTATTGGATCAATGATATGAGAGTCTACTGTAAAAGCAGGGAATGTTTCCAGAGTGAAACTCGCTATTGTTTCGAATTTTATGTATCTT